CCTTGTTAACAACGACTTCTTCGCCGCCTTGTACCTTCTCGATAAAGGCGTCCGTCACGATGTTGAATAGTTGCTCCAGCTTCTTGGAGTCCGGTGCGCTCATGGATTGTCCTTTCGTCGTTGGAGCCAAGCACAGAAGCGCCTCAGCACTCCCGGCAGCTTTTCCGCGATCAGCACGAGTAGCCAGATCACGGTAAGGATTTGGATAACTACGGGCAAGGCCACGCCGAACGTGACCAGCCCACCAAGGCCAACAGGGATGGGAGCGAGGTTACGCGCCCCTTCCACGGCCACGTCCGAAATTTGCATGATACCTCCTGAGTAGTTAGACCGTCAGTTTAGAAGTACGTGCGGACCCCGGAGCCGAAGCCCCCACTGAAGATTGCCCCAGGAACGCACACATCGCCAAGGGTGGCAGGGGCTCCGGTGCTTGCTGCTACCGTACCTGCGGTGCCGGTAACGCGGAACTTGGAAGTATTCGTGATGTTTACCTCGGTCGCTACTATCGCATCCGCATACACCTGTGTCGAGTTAGTATTACTCGTACCGCCGCCCGCAATGTAGAAATTGGCACCACCACCCGTTCCGACGTAGACTCCAATGTTATTAAGAGTCCACTGCACTACGTTCTGGATGTACACCCCCGTGTTGCGACAGCCGAAAATCTGTAGGTTATTGACCGTACAAACACGAATACCCTGTGGAGCAGTACGGGCTGTTCCTACGGCCTTAAAGCCATCGAGCCATTTGGAGCTTCCACGGAAGGTACAGTAAATGTCGCTAAAGGCCATCTGATCGGGCTGAAAAGTTGCGTCGCCTTGCAAAAGGAACGCGACGGCATTGGTGTCGCCTAGCCCCTCCTCCAGCAAAAGACCGATACCGTGAACCCCTCCGCCAGTAAAACCACCTGCCCCAGAGAAACTGAACGGGACTCCTGTTGCGGAGTTGTATGTGATTACGGACGACTGGCTACCCGCGCCCCATACGGTGATACCTGACCATTGTGCAGCCGTTGGCGTTGTAGTCATCAGCCACTGTCCGGGCGGAATTACAATGGTCCCGCGCCCAAAATTTGTACGCAGATAGGAACACGCTGCTACTAGTGCTGGGCCAATGTCGGAGCCTGCGCCTACACCAGTGCGCCCAGTCCAGCTACCCGCACCATAATGCTGATCCATATACGTAGCGAGGCTCACCACTCCTGGGAAGGACGCGGCAGCCGCCATCGTAGGCAGGTAAGCGGCAGGGACTTTTGAGTCCGCGCCAAGTGGTGCGTAGCCATTTGCCGCACCCTTTTGTGAGAGCGGTTGAAAGCCGTTTACATCTGACAGCAGCGCCACTGGATGCCCGCCCTGAGTGACGCCGTCATGGGCGTGTAGCCTGTGTGTTGTTGTGTTTACTGTGATTTCTGCCTGAGCGCCCGTAAACGTAGCATGCTCTGCTGAAGTGCCCTTGCGCCAGCGTACTTCTGTTGTCATAGTGTTCCTTATGTGAGCGATCCGAAGTCGCGGTTAAAATATGTGAAGGCATCTGCAACGTACCCGAAGTCATACGCGACTGCATCGAACCCAATCGAGCCCCCTGCCAGCGCAGTTGCGATGGCCTGTGATGTTGCAGCGCTTGCCGCGCTGTCGTCTGCGGAGTTCTGGCTTTCTGTGCGGGCTTGCTCCGAAGCAATGCGCGCAGCCTCTGCCGCATCAGCAGAGGCTTGCGCGGCACTGGCCTCATCAGCCGCAAGCCCTGCGTTAGTAAGCGCAAAGTCTGCTGATGTTGCTGCTGCGTCTGCATGGCCCTGAGCCGCTGTGACGAACACTCGCAGTACCTCGGATACTTCGTCAATATCCAGAAGGTCGTGGGCTTCGGCGGCTGCAAATAGGTTTTGGCGGTTCGCCAAATCCATATTGCCTGCCGTTAGGCGTGTCCCGTTTTCGTAATCAACTAGGGGCTCTACCTTTGGGGTATCGCGCTTCAAAGTGAGAATGCTGCCTACCGGGACAGGTTGCCCTAGGTCCAATGTTGTAGCGTTTACCCACATGGAAGGTGTGAGCGCAATGTCTGTATCTACACCCTCTGCGGAAGTTACGAATGCTTTAACGTGATCGCGTGAAATGTAGCCGCCAAGAAAGGCGACAGTGAACGTCGTAGTTGTGCCATCGCCCGGATAGCGGTTTGTAGCGTATAGCACTTTGGCCATTGCGCCTCCTTGTCGTTAGTCATTAAGTGTACTAGGATAGGGCCGAAGCCCTATCTTTAGTCTTTACGTAGCCCGTTGATGACAGGTACCAAGTACGGCAGGCGGCTGAACGGCAGCAGTTGCACCGCCTTGTGAGGATCGTCAAGGTGCTGCATCGCCTTATAGACGTCATCTACGTAGCCAGCAGCAGGCCCTGCCAAGTTTCCGATCACGCCACGACTGCCCCCAGCGCGAGAGCCTTCCTCGCCGCCAATGCCCGTTACGGCGCTTAGCGCATCAGCGAAGTCCCCAGCGAGGCCAGCCATCGCCACGTAGTTCAACGAGGCCCGTGCCAGCTTCTCAGGAGTAAGCTGCTTCTCAAGGTACTCTTCGCGGTCTGGGCGGTTGATCGCAGCAGCCATAGTGCGTGCGTACACGACGGGCACTGCCACGCTCATACTAGCCATCAGCATACCAAGAGCCGCAGCCACGCCATGATTACTACGCTGTCGCGCCCATTGCTTCTCCATAGAAGTCAACGAGAAGGTGCGGAACTGCGTCATCAGCTTGAGCAAGCCGCTGTGCGCCCACTTGCCCGTCTCACCAATGAAGGTGCCCTGGATGATCTGGCTCGCGCCGCGCTGCACGGCCTGCGCAAACTGCGCCGCTGCCTCCACGTCTGTAGCCTTAGAGAGATCGAACTCCTTAAGCCTGCCTCCCTCGAACTTAGCCATGTTCGGCATGTCCGCCTTGAGACGTGCCACCACGTCCGGTGTGAAGCCCATGTCAGCAAGCGCCCGCGACGTGTCGCCTTGGCTGATATATCGCACCGCCTTGTGGACGATTTGCTCAGCCATGCCGCGCACCTGCACAGCATGCAGCATGCGCCACCCAGAGATGATGCCCTGAGCGTGCGTGCCCGCCCGCAGCAGCTTGTCCGTAGCAGTAACGGTGTCGCTACCAAAGGACTTGTAGGCACTGTCAGGGCTGTCGAACGGCAGCACCATGCGGTAACCGTCAGCGCCGAACTCGCCTGTGCCTCCCCATGTTTCGACGGAGTTCAGGATAGAGTTGTTGACCTTCTCCCCGTTGGAGATTGCAATCAGCTCCTGACGAAGGCGCTTCATACCAAAGATGGCCGACAGCGTTTGACCAGCACCTACGTGCCAGATGCCATTGATGTACTCACCGAACTGCGTAAAGCCCATACCGCCAAGACGGGCAAGGCTGTTCACAGTCATAGCACGGGACATCCACTTGCCCGTAGCTTCCCCGAAAGGTTGGCCCAGGAACTCAGCGGCCACTTGGTCGAAGGCTTGAATCTCCTCCTGCGTCGCACGGTTAGGCCCGAACTCCATAGCGCGGCGCAGCATCCGCAAGCCTTGTGAGCCCATGATGCCATGCTGTGCTAAGGCTACCTCACCCGCAGCGCGACGTGCGTAGTTGCGGTACAGCTCTACCTGGTTTGTCTCAAACAAGTCCAGCAGCGTGAAGGTTGTGCCGTCACCGTTTGGGTACTCCTTGGTCAAGTCCAGGCGCAGGCGCTGCTTGGTGAAGCTTGCGCCACCTCGGGCATAGCGCCCCAGCAGCTTGTCCCGTTCCTCTCGCGGCAGGCCCATTGCCTCAATCGCTGTGCGCACCATGTCGCCAGCCGCCGGGCTATGCACGTTAGCAGGAATCTCGTGCCCGCCGTTGGCGTTGATGCGGGCGTGGTCTACGTACTTGCGCGCCAGCTCTCCGGCAAACGCAGCATCCCAGCCCTCAATCTGCTCGAACTGTGCAGTCATGGCATCCACAAGCGCCCGCAATTGCTGGTCGCTCATGGCCGCTACGCGGCTGGCTTGCATGACGTGCGGCATGTACCCCACGCTGCTTTCACCGAGACGGGCGTGGCCCACTGTTTTCGTCGTCTGCATGTCCACACGCATGCGGTCGTACCCTGCCTCAAGCGTATCCGCAGCATCCCTCACAGCCTGCTCGGAGTTGACTGGCGATCCATTTCCACGCGCCTCAATTTCGCGGGCCACTGCCTTGTCAAACTCAGCACGCAGTTTGCCGCCCAGTAAGTCGTTACCGTAGTTGCCGCCCTTGGCGTTGCGCCATGCTGTGTACAACTGCTCGTACTTGTTTAGCGTGTTTCCAACGTACACACGTTCCCGCATTGCAGCGCTGATGGCGGCAGTACGGCGACGACCGAGTGCTCCTGTAGTCACTTCGGTCAGCGTGCCTGCAATCATGCGTGCCGTTGGGTTCGCACTGTTAGCCAGCAGCAGCCCCGTCGAGCCGAACAGGTTAGACTTTGCGGTGAGAGTCTTAGCGCGGGTCAGTTCCACAGCGTTAGCCGGGTCTGCGTTCCAGCGATCGGACTGCTTGGCAATGTCCATCAGTACCTTCAACTCAGCGCGTTCCATAGCGTCCCGCTGTGGCAACAAGTCCAGGCCGTATTTCTTAGCTAGTTCCCAGTCGCTGCCCTCAATGCGGGGCTTGGCGGGACCAACGGCTTGCCCACTGTACCGCCCGTCAAGAGGCACAGCGAAGCTGCTAAAGTCGGGAATAGTCAGGCTAGCGTCTAGGAACTCGCTCTCCTTCTGCGTGTTGCGCACGGCGGATTCCATGATGCTGCGGAACAACTCGTCGGCACCCTCGTCTGGGTCTACGTACTTTAGGCCCACCATGTCCTTCACGAAGTCCACAGCTTTCCGCAGAGCGTCCATGATGGTGCGGATCAGGCTGACTGGCATGTCACCAAACTCGCCCTTGTCAACCTTCGCCTGAAAGTGCTTAACGAACTGCTCGGCTAGGTACTCGTCACGACTCAGCACATAAGTGTTGAGGTCAAGGGCGCTACCCGCAGGGCGGTTGCGTGCAGGGCTTGTAGCTGCGAATCGCTGGTTGGCAATCATCTGCGAGCTGTACTTGCCGCTGCGAGCCTTGTTAACCCAGGCCAGCCACTCCGCATCGACCCGCGCCCATGTAGACGCAGGCACCAGAGGCGCACTGTTGTGCACAATAGCATGCCCAATCTCATGCAGGGCTGTGTGCAGCGGATCGGAGCCGTCATCCCGCAAACCAATGTAGTGCACGTTGCCTGCCGACAGCACCTCACCATTAGCCCCAGCCAGAGCAGCGCGGTTGGTTACGCGGTCACTCAGGATGATGCGGGCATCGGGGATGTACTTGGCAGCCGCGTACTCGATGGCGGCGCGGGCACGGGCAAGCTCAGGCTTGTCGCCGCCAGCTACGACATGCACGCCCGCAGGTAGCTCCTTGGCTCGGGCGTAGTCCAAGTCGCCCGCAATCTCGCGTACGCCTGCAGCCCATTCAGGCTTGTGCGTCATGTTGTCGATGCGCCGCTGCTGGAAGTCCGGCGACTCAAAGGCAGGTGCCACGTTGTCGCCAATCTCTGCACGGGCCTGGACTACGCTGGTGATAGGTGCTGTAGTCTGAGTAGTAGGTGCACCTCCAGGCATGTCCGTGGCGGTGGCCTCTAGCTCGTCAGACAAGTGCATGGGGTCTTGCGCAGGGATGCGGTCGCGCTCTGGTGCAGGCGTCAAAGCCGCAGACACATCGCTATGCGTGCGCTCCGCCTGTGCCCGCAGTACCTCTGTGCGGATAGCCTCTGGCGTAGCCGTTGGCCCTAGCTTGTCCACAGCAGCCGCTGCATCCAGCATGTCCCGGCGCACGGCGTCCTCTTGCAGCCTCCCAGCCAGCGCATGTGGCACGTTAGCCAACCCGCCGATAGCCAAGCCAAAGCCTGCACTCATAGCGTAGTCATTGCCCGAGCGGAACTCCCCGGTAGCGTCCATGATGGCGTCGTAGGCCACGTTGCCCAGCGCACCCTCGGCAGCACCTGCAGCGATGGTACCGGCGCGCCCAGCCTGCACCCCAATGCGGGCCATCTGGAAGCCCTTGGCCACGCCCATACCCGCCACGAATCCTCCTGGCTCAGCCAGCCCAGCCAGCAGCGAGGCGGCAAGGCCGCTGCCCATGCCGGTGCTGAATGTGGTCTGGTTGCGCGCCCGCGTTTCCTGAATCTGCGCAACGTAGGCGTCGTACTGCGCCTTGCTGTTGCTGTCCAGCAGCTTCTCGCGCTCCTCCTCGCTGAACGTACCGAGGTACTTTTGCCAGTCGCTAGCCAAGGTCTGCTTCCAGGCTGGGTCATCCTTCTCGACCTGCGCCTCTCCGAACATCCGATCAATGAGGCGGAACGTGGGATCGCTCGCCTCTTGATAGGCAGCGTCGAACTTCTGCCCGAACGTGATGCCCTGCCGCTTAGCTAGGTCTGCAGCCGCTGCAGCTTCCGCTGCTTGCTGCGCTGTGCGCATCGTCGGAGTCCCAGGAGTAAACAGCACAGGATCAGGATTTAGTGCAGGCACTACGCCTGCTCCTCCTTTCAGCACGGCTGGCTGCGCATCTTGTGCAGCGTACATTGCGTCCAGCTCTGCACCCGTCATGGAGTACGCTTGCTGGATTGTGATGGTTGGCTCGTTCAGGCTCGCCTTGCGGCTAGCTCCTGGCGCAACGGCAGGCTGCTCGCTCTGCACCCCAAGTACCTTAGCTACGTAGTCCGCCGTCTTACTGCCCCAGTTCTTCTGGTTCGTACCTCCGTGATACGCCTTGACCGCTGTGGCTTGGTCGCCGTAGCGCTGCATGTTCTCCTTCATCTGGAGCGCCGCCATGTACAGCCCGTCAGCGAACTGCATAGGGTCGAGCTTCTCGCCGGTGCGCTGACGCCACGTATCGACAACGTTGTCGAGTTGCTGGAAGTGCCCCTTAGCTTGGCCCCACTTTGTCTTGGGGCCGATCAGTGTAGGATGCTCGCCACGATTGGACTCAACTTTCCACATGCCGTCAAGAACACGAGGCTCGACGCCAGCGAATTCGGCTGCTTTCTGGATGGCCTCAGTTGGATTCAGGCCACGAAGTTCTTGAAGGTTCATGTTACTCCTTAGTTTGGATACCGCCCCATGATGCCTGCTGGCATTGGGAACGCGCTCTGCTCCTGGGCAGAAGGCTGGTTAACGATTGTGCCACCCATTGTGGGCTTGGGTGCGTACTTAATGTCAAGCTCGCGCCGCATGTCTTCCGTGCTAAAGTTAAGGATGCGCTGCGTGCCGTCCTCGTAGCTGGCGTAAGCAACGAATTGCGCGTGCCCGTGCTGGTCTTGTGAACGGAACATCTGCAGGGCTGCAGGCCTCTTCTCCAGCGTTGCCAAGCGTGTGTCCACTACCTTGTTAAGTAGCTCTCCAACGCTCTCCGGTGCAATGCCGTGGCGCATGGCGAGGGTGTCCATAGGCTGACTACTTCCGTCACGAGTCCATGCGTACTTGCCGTACAGCTCTAGTCCGTTTTTACGGGCAGCGGCCAAAGCGGCAGGGGCTGCAGTCTCTGCGGATTGGTACTTGCTCATAGCCTTCAAGTATGGCGCGATCACCCGCATCACAGTCTGCTCCGCGTTGTCGTCCAGCTCGCGGGCTGTAAACCATCGGCCACTCTTTAGCTCTGCGCGCAAGGCTGACTGTGCGACTTTGCGCTCGTCCTTTGTCAACTCTCGCTCGGCCTTGGGTGTGCGGAATGCCGCTACATAGGCAGGGTGCAGGTTCTGCTCAAGCGCTGTACCACCTCGGGTCAAGTCGTGAAACTCTTGCATCTTGCTGTGCCAGTCGTCGTAGTACGCAGCGCTAACCCCAGACATGCCGGGCCGCTCAATGTAGCTGCCGTCAGGCTGCGCTACGTAGTTTACATCGCGCCACGTTTCATAGGCCCGCATGAAGTTCGCATCGGGCGTGTCAGTTAGCGCCCGCAGAGGCGCAACAAACTGATTCTGTAGGCGCTTGGACACAAAGCCGTGCTGCTGGAAGTTAAGGGCCGCGATGCTGCGCTGCTCGTCGGAGTTGCGCCCACCGAGCGCCAGCATAAAGGCGTCCTCCTTCTCCTGCACAGTGCCGTCTGCCGCGCCAACACTACCACGAAGCGCCGCGCCTACGCGCATGCTCACCTCGGCCTGGGCCACCTGGGCCTTAGCAGCCTCGGTAGCTGCGCTCTGGCGGGCACGGGCCAGCTCGGCCTGCTGCTGCTTGTCGCGGTTCAGCATGGCTTGCGCCCCGGACTGCCCCCAGGTCTGTAGCGTTGGCTCTGGCACTAACTGTACTGGGTTGCCGGTGGCCTCGGAGTACGCTTTGTTGAGCGCCCGCACTTGCGTGATGCCTACATCCACCGGGATCATGTTGTTCTTGATCGCCAGCTCAATGCCTGTGGCACGCTCAAGCCAATCACCCTTGAGGCCGATGGTCGCATGGTAGCGGCCCGCCGTCTGCACGTCATTTAGGATTGCCTCTTGCTCCTCGGAGCTAAGGTGGGCGTACAGGCCAGCATCCTTGAGCACGTTGATCGCATGGAACTGCCCGTTCTTCGCGGCCAGCGACACAGCGGCTAGCGTATCCTTCTTCCACGAATTTAGGTCGCGCCCCTCTGGCGGTGTCAGGAGCGACAGCAACTCCAGGCCCGCCGCTGTGCGGTCGTCCTCGGAGTACGCATCCGGCCCTGCGGCCATGACCTCCTGCACACGTGCCATCTTACCGCCTGCGGCCTGCGAGTACGCAATGCTGGCCTGCTCCTGCTGGTACTTGTAGTGCTCCTTGGTGTGCCGCTTGACCAGTCCAGGAACCTGCTTGAGCAACTGCGCGCGGATCAGGCTGTCCGTATCTGGGTCGCCTGTCATGTGCGCTTCCATGCTCTGCATCAGGAACGCAGGCACTTCGTCGGGGCTGCGCTGCTTGAGCATAGGCATAGCCTGCTCTTGCGCGGAGGCCCATGCGCTAGCGGCAGCGTCGGTCTTGTAGGCTCGTGCCCCGTCCACCACAGGCCCATCGCCAAAGATACGGGTGTACCACGGTTGCTCGTTGATAATCTCAGTGAGCGCCTGCCCGCTTGCAGCCTGCGTCATGCCCTTAACGAACTGCTCCTCCTCAATACGCTTGAGCGCAGGGGCAACGAGGTTCTGCCCGATCTTGAGCAACTGCTGTAGCGTCTGGTCGCCCTGGTCTACGACACGCACTTGCGCAGGCGCAGATACTTGTGCGCGCATACCGCCACCGCGCAAGCCGCCCTGCACAGCCACAGCCTGCTCGCCCGCTCGCCCCTCGACGCTGCCCGGAACTTGGAGCGCAAACGACGCTGGCCCCCGCTCCTGCGAGCCTGTGCCTTTCTCTGAATATCCTGACCACATAGCAACCTCCTTATAAGATACGAATGCCCAGGCCACTAGTGCCCGTTCTCAACCCAGTCTCGAAGCCTGTGGTTGCCTTGAGGCCCAGTCCGCTAGGTTGGTCTTGCTTGAAAAGGCTCGCCCCGCCGCTAAGCACCGCCCCGAGTGCCGTGGGATTGCTCGCTCCCCAGCTCAGCAAGTCTGTGAACACGCTGCCCCCGCCACCAATGGTGATGGTCTGGTTTGCAATATCCCGCCCGTAGTCAAGGCCCTGAGTTAGGTTGGCAGTATCCAGCCCCTCTACTGCGGCGGGCATAATCCCAGCGACTTGCTTAGCCGCCTCGTAGTTAACCCTGCCGTTGTTACGCTCTCTGTAGAACGTTTGCCGTTCGCGCTGGGCGCGAGCGGTCGTGTCGATCAGGTCAACTGTGCTACCTGCGGTGCCGCTAAAGCTCGCATTGGCTGCGTAAGCCCCTGCGGCCTCAGCGTTAACGATGGCCTCCTCGAAGCCCGCGTTGCTCTGTGACTCCTGCATACGAGAAAGCGTCCGCAGTCCTGCCTCGTACTGCGAACCAGCAGCGCGCATGCGCCGCTTGTTGTTCTCGGCCTGCATGAAGTAGGCAAGAGAATTGGCTGCTGCTGTCTCCTGATTTCTAGCATCACGCACCACGTTAGCCGCAGCAGCCCTAGCAACCTCTGTCTCGTTGGAGATAGCGTTGAGGCGGGCCTGTGTGCGGTTGGCACTGCGCGCCATGTACCCACTGAGAAGCGACATGCCGAGGCTCGCGTACGGCGAGAATGACGTTCCTGCCATAGTTCCTCCTATCTGTTGAAGTATTGCCCGGTCCACTCAATTGAGGTGATTGTCATAGGCAGCCAAGTCTTAGCAGTCAGAGTCAAGCTGTACTCCCGCGTCTCCCTACCAACCGGAATAGACAGCGTACCGGAATAGAGCGGGTGCGCGCCTGCCACTGTCAGCGGCGTGTTGAGCACGCGCCCATTGAAGTCCAATGCCACACTGGTCAGCTCGTGTGCAGTGACTGTCGCCCACATCCCGCCAGTGCCATGCACAGTAGGCTTGATTGCTGTCACGGTCGTTCTGCCCTCCAGTGACACCGCCCCTTGGTAGTTTTTGCGGTACGGGTTTGTTAAGGTCACGTAACTGTCGAAGGACATGCCGCACCACAAGTAGCTCTCGCCCCAAGTTGGGAAGTCGGTCAGCAGGCTGGCAACGCCAGTCTGCGTGAGCACTCCCATGTAAGACGGTGCGCCCTCTGTGCCAAGATCACCGTAGGCAACTTGCATGCTGTTGTAAACCGTGGGTGTCCCTAGCGCCCCTTGCACGCGACTGCGCGCACTGTCGAGGTGGGGCCGCCCTGATGGCTTGCCCAGCATGCTTTGCTTGTCCACACACAGCACCGAGGTGCTACCCTCCTGCCTAGCGAAGAAGATTAGCAACTCTCCTTTATAGAACGACGTGCCCAAGATGGGACCAAGCAGGGCCGAGTAGTCCCAGCGGGACCAAGAATCTACCACCCGCTGCTGGCCTGCGTCTAGGTAGCGATACACGTACAGGCTGTTTGCCCTGCCCGCTGCACGGGCAACGATGAAATCTGGGGCTGTGCATCCTGATAGCGATAGCCACTTACCTGCTACGTAGGTGCCAAGTTGCTGGGTCACCTCCTGACTGGTGCTGGAGTCAACGTAAACTCCAGTGCTGATTTGGAACAGTTGTGACGCGCCCTCTACGGATTGACCGTAGAACACCAAGCTGCCGTTACTAATCGGTGCTACCAACGTGGTATCTGGGAAGCTGGATGACTGCGCAATCTGAACCGTCTTTGGTGTCAGTGGGACGCTACCAGGGACCATGTACTGCCTGCGGTCACCGAAGAGCAGCAGGCTCTTGTCAAACACCAATCCGTTCCGGATAGTGTCCCCGCCGCTACCAACCGCGTACGCCTCTATAGGATCGCTGTCTGGGTAAGTCAGCACGGTGGTGCGGCAGAAGTTGAAGTAGTTGCCAGACTCGCTGAAGTTCAGCACAGGCCCAGAACCAATGACCATGCGGTCTTGAAACATGCCAAGGTACGTAATCTCCCGGCCTGCAAAGTACGGTAGGGGGCTCGTGTCCTCGTCACCAACTACCCGACCTGCCTTGAAATCCGGCACTTCGATACCACTTTGAGTGGCAAGCTCTAGCGTGCTGCCCGCTAGGTGCAGGGTAGTACCGACCACGGTTCCAAACACGAGGGCAGAAGTCAGGTCGATGTAGTCCGAGGTGTATTCCGTCCACCGAACACCCGTCCCGTAAAAGGGCAAGGCCCCCACGTTAGTCGCTTTAGACGCAACTGCGTACCATGCCGTCGCCCCGTCCTTTGGCTGCACTTTGACTACGCGCCCCGGCATCCCGTGGGGCGCGAGGCCGTCCTCACTATCGACCACTGTATGCACAACTTGCATAGAGGTCCCGTCGCCACTGTCCCATGCCTCAACCTTCGCTAGACCCAGGCCGTTGAAGGCGTTGATTAGCAGGAACACCTCGTCTTGCCTGCCTACGTTGATCGCTACGTAGGGCGACAGCGCATTGCTCAGCTTGTTGGCAATGCTAAATGGCTGCGCTTCCGCAGCAGCCTCAGCTTGCCAGTTGACAACCGCCTGATTATAGGCGTTAGTCGCATCGTTGACTTTCTTCACGTAAGCTGGGTCGTCGTAGGCAATCCAGCTAATGTCCAAGGCCGTTGGGTAGTAGGCCGTCTTTGTAAACGTAGATGCGGTGAGTACGTCCCCGTTTGTGAGGGTGATGCGGATTCGGTACGTTCTGCCTGACTCGCCCTTCTTGACCCATACCACGGCCCGATTCGTGTTCTGCGAGCTGTCGTAGCGGAAGTAATCATTCGTGTTTGAAACGGGCTGCGACTGCACTGGCACGCTACGCTGCCCGACACCGGACATTACCAAGAACCTGCCCGCAACCGTATGGGCTTGCACGCCATTGGCAAGTTGCGACAGCGCTGTGGAAGACGCATTGACGTTCATCCGCACGTTATCACGCTTGCGGTACAGCACTATAGGAGGTAGCCCGGTTGGTGACGCCTTCTTTCGGATCAGCAAGGCGTACTCGTCATCCTCAATCTGCACATCATGGCTAACCCAGTCAGCCCACTCAGAGGCAGCAGCCGCCGCCCCAAATGCGGATGACCCAAGAGCCACACTGCCCTGACGGCGAGTGAGCCCTTGAATCGGGTCACTCAGCATATTGACCTGCTCCGTGTGCTGCCCGTCCAAGCGGGCCTCCGGCGGCTGCTGGCTAACGCCCCGCAGCAGGGTTGGCAGTACGCCACCTGTCTTAGCCATTAGTTCCTCCTATCGCATGTTACGCCGGTCACGGTTGCCGCTAATGTCGGTCAGTACCCGCAGCGTGCTAGGTTTGTAAAGTAAGTTGCTCCGTGTGGAGCGAATGTCTTCTGCGCCCAGGTTGGCACGGGCATCAGCCAGAGCCTCGCGGATAGCGGATAGTTTCATTGGATCAGCATCGTACTGCAGGCCAAAGGCAAGCTGCGCCTTGTAGGAAATCACCATGCGGGCCAGTACAGGCAGCTCGTCGAACGGCAGCATACGATGCAAGCGCACAGTCACAGACTTGTCCCACTCTACGGATTGCGTATCCAAGTTGTACAAGCGGTTCCCGCGTACCGCAGTGCGTGGTCGGCCCTCGAATGGATCAGCCGCCAGCGTGTCATGGGGCAGCAGTATTTGCTTTGTCTCGATCTGTGGCGTTAGCGTCACAGCTTCGGTGTTGAACCACCAGCGGCGGACTTGAATCTCGTCGCTTGCGGTGCGCAGTGCGCGTACAGCAGTGGGCACCAGTGGGTGTACGTTCTCCAGGTCGTTAACCGGAAGCTCGCCCATTAGCCCAAGCATGTCGTTTACGGCGTCTAGCTGAGAGAGAGCCATGTTTACCTCACGAAAAATAGCCCCTTCATCCGGGATGGACAAAGGGGCTAGGGCCTATTAGGGCAGCAGGATGCCGCCCGCGAACTCGGCGCGGTTAGGGCCGACAGCGAAGCTCAGGTGAGCGTCCACGAACCAGCACTTCTCTTTGCGCTCGTAGAACACATCGGTCTGCAGTGGGATAGTCTCACCCGCCATGATGGCGCGGGTGCTGAACGCCAAGGCAGCCAGCTTGGAGAAGTCACCGTCGTAAGCGTTGCTGTTGCCAGCATTGCTCATGAGGTGACCCGTGATGGTCTGCAGGAAAGGCGCGTTGTTGGTGCTGTACACGGGCACGCCATAGGTCTTTAGCACCCAGCCGTTGTTGACTTGGTTGCCTGTGGCGGTAACGTACGAAGCGTTGACCAACTGCTCGGCCTGGATCAGAGTGTAATACTCGTCGGGGCGCACCACGATGAACACATCGTCATTGCGAGGGTCAACGTCCTTCTTCTCCATCTTGACCAACAGGCGGGCCAGTGCTGCGTACAGCTTAGCGGGATCGCTCAGGTCGCCAGCAAGGGCCAGCGTTTCCTGCGATCCGCCGAAGTGACCTGCAGGCTTACCGGCGCTGCCGCGAGAGAACGTGCTCTCTGTCAGAAGCGCAGCCTTAGCCGCCTGGATCAGCGTGGTCTGATCGAAGAACTTGGCGATCTTCTTGCCGTGCTCGGTGGCAATTTCCTTGCGCACATCCATCTGGGTCTGGAATGGTTCTAGCAGGCCCAGCACTGCACGGGCGTTCACAACCGTGTCGATCACCACAGGGTTGTTCTTGGAGAAGTCGTTCTTGGTGCCGTCGGGGGTAACGCCGGGGGTCACCTTACCCAGCGTGGATTCACCGATTGCGTGATTGGTAAAGGTGTCCGTGCCCTTAACTGCGCGCACAGGGACTTGGCCCTTCATCAAGGAGCGGCGGTCTAGGGTGCCCTCAACCATGCCGGTGAACTCCTCAATAACCAGTGCGCGTTGCTGTGCAGCGGTGGAGTCAGCGCCATTGATGGCATTGGGGTGAACTACATTGAATACGTCGTCAAGTGCCATTATGGCCTCCTATGTTAGGGTTGGTACACCCACGATAGGTGTATGTCGTTAAGTGTACCAGCATTCGTTTACAAGCCTGCGCGCAGGCCCGCACTGCGGCGCGCTTGGGCTGCGCTGTACTCAGGGATGCGAGTCAAGTCCTTACCTGGGTGCTTGCGGGTAAGCTCTGCCACGATGGCGGTGTACTGCTTTGCGCTCAGCGGGCTGGTATCCACTGCTGCCGTCGCGCTGGCGTTCGGGCTGGCGGCTGACTTGTGCTGCGCCTGCCCACTATTGCGCGCCCACAGGTCATGCAGATAGCGCGCTGCGGCCTTGGCAGCCAAGCCGCCAGCAGCGAACTGCGCGTTCAGCTCAGCCTTTTCCTCTGGCGAGGCAGTGGAGCTGGCCCAGGCTTGCACCTTGTCCCAGGTGTCCTTGCCGCCAACCACACCGTAGACAGCCTCTGCCGTCTTCTTCGCGGCCTCGGTGGCCTTGGCCTCCTCGCGGGTGTAGTAGTCCTTAGCCAGAGCCAAGTGCTCTTGCCAGCCTGCAGCCTTGTCACCGAGCGCGCTCAGCTTCGCGCTAATCAGAGAGAAGTCGCCAGCCTTGGCAGCAGCCAGCGCAGGATCGTCCGCCTTGATGCCCAGCTTCCCAATGAAGTTGTAGGCAAGGTCGAGACCGGGGTCGCCGGTGGGCTCAAACTTCGTAGGAGCTTCGGCCTTCGCAGGTTCAGGTGCGGCAGGCGCTTGCGCAGCGGCGTCAATCGCTACGGGCACTACCGGCTCTGGCGCGGCTGGGGCTGCAACGGGTGCAGGTGCTGCGGCTGGGGTTTCGGTGGGTGCTGGTGCGTTTGTTTCTGTCGTCATGAACTTCCTTTATTGAACTGCTTGATTTGCTGCGGCGCGTGCGCCTTCTTGTGTGGCTACTGCCTGGGCTTCTTGCTCGCGCTGTGCGGCTTGCTCTTGCTGGACTTGTTGCGGAGGCTTCACGAACTTCGTAGCGCTTACGCCACGGCCAATGAAGATGGCTGTCATGATTTCCTGCAGGTTCAGTGTGCCAAGTAGCTGAGGGCTCAGAGTCTGCAGGGCTGCAATGTCGTTGAGGGCAAGGCGCAGGTTTTCCAAGTCGCCGCTGCGGCTTAGAGCGTCCAGGCCGGTGATGACCTGCACCGTCAGCTTGGTGTTCTGCAGCTTGACGTCGGCGCCCTCCAAGAGGAAGCGCGCAATGTACGGCTGCAGGCTAGATGCCAACCGTGTGTACACGCCGCCGAGCCCTGTCTCAAGCTCCATAGCCTGCCCGCGAATCTCCTCTGCTGTGACGCGCTCTGCATCGCGGGTGACTGCGCTAGGCATTAGGAAGCCTTGGCCGATCACGCGAATCTGCTTCTCTGCAATCGCCGTGAGTGTCTGTAGGTTGCTGACGTTGCCGAAGCTCAGTGGAACAATGTCGTCCTTGAAGCCGGGAAGTGCTGCGCCATTCTCGGATTCTTCCAAGTCCTCGGGCTTAGTCTGCCCCGATGGGTTGACCAGCCAGCGAAACTCAGAGCACAGAATGCCTGCCTCAATCTCGGCCTCGGACATTGTGCTCAAGGCTGCGAACGCTCCTCGGTAGTCCTCTACCAAGCCAGTGCCGTAGTCCGCCTCGTCGCTTAGGTTCCAGCACTCCACGCGGTACGGGCAGGTGTCGTCGTCGTAATTCGCGGAGAACTCGTCGCCCAGGTCGTACTCGTCCACAGACTGCCGCAGCTCCAGCTTGTTACCATCAGTGCGGCGCACGTATGTGTACAGCTCTACTTTATGATCGGGCTGCACACCGGGCTTATTGCTGGCTGTGAGGTAGGCTTGCTGGGCGCTTGGGTCAAGCTCATCAAACTTCATGCCCTCACGGATGCATAGCTCCTTGACGCGCCCGTCTGCCGTGCGGCGCACTACCCACTGCCGCAGGCTAAACACGCGGGCGTCTCCTGTCTTCGGCAGATACAGCAGCACGTTGCCAAGCACGATCAGGTACTGCAGGGCAAGGAACAGCTTAGGCCGCAGCGAGCGCTGCTCCAGGACACGAAGCGCGTTCTTCTCTCCCTGCGCCAGCACGGCATCTAGGTCAGCCTCGGGCATGCCGTTGGCAAGAACTTGCGCACGCAGCTTGGGATCGACGTCTAGGCGGAAGAAGGGGCGGGATGGAGCGAACAGCGTAAGCATCAGCTTGTTGGCAAGGTGGTTCGTTGCCTGCGCGCCGATGGATTGATAGTCGTTAGCTAGCTCTGTGATGTTCTGGTTGAATGTAGAGGCTGGCAGTAAGCGGGGCAGAGTCCACTTTGCGTAGTCCTCGCAGCGCGTCATCAGCCCCGAGCGCTCTGCATCCAGCGTAGAGAATACGCTCTTGGCTGTAATCATACGCGGATACTCCCTGTAGTGACCGCTCCTGTTGAGGCGGTGGGTGCCGCGCCAGTGCCGACGCTAGTGGGCGATGGGCCGCCTTGGTAAGCTTGTCGGCGGCGACGCGGCGAGGTTGTCGAGGTGGTGTCCAGCCCTGCGGCTTCCGCCAGCTCGTTCTGTCGGGCAAGGTCAGCCTCGGTCTGCAGGCGAATCTGCTCTGCAACCTGGGCTTTCTGCTGCTCCATTGCCATCTGGGCTGCTGCCTGCTTGGCTGTCTCGGCTGCCGCTTCTCGCGCCTTGCGAGCTGTCTCCTCGTACTGGCGGCGCTGCTCGACTGCTTGCCGCTCGGCCTGAGCTACCGCTTCTCGCTGCCCTTCACGTTGCTGCTGCGCACCGTACAGTCCCGCGCCTGCTAACCCGATAGCGGCGATTGTGGAGAATGCTGCCATGTGTAGTCCTTTATGTATTGGGTTGATTCCAAGCGGTAGCCCTTGCTCGTAAGCATACGGCCTAACGCTGCGTCGTTTGCAGCTAGGCTTGTGCCAAAGGCTACAGCCGAGCAACCTAAGTCCGTAGCCAGCATGTCCACTGCGGCGAGAGGGTCGCTGCGCCCTGGAGCTATACGCAGGTACCACTGCTCAATGAGCCACGGCTGCGTTTCCCACCACATGCGCCCGACTGACACGAACAGCAGGTGCGTGTCGCATAGGATGAACGCATACACCCCGATGGCGGAACCGTCAAGCACTTTGCGGGCCTGGGCCACGGCTTCCTCTTTGTTAAGCCGAAGATGCCAGGTCTTGCCGTCGCGCGTAGAGCGTGCGACGGCCCGGTCGAACAACTCCGCAGCGCTATCGTATATCTGCCGGAATAGCGGGTGCTCTCTCGCCAGCGTGTACATATCAGCCTCCGATCACAATACCGTTGCGCAGCTTCTCAAGCACAGCGGCTACGCCAAGCTGATAGCCAGCCTGCAGCTCTGTAGTGGTTGGGCCTACAGCGAGCCGAAGCAAGTCCCGCTCAAGCTGCTTGTAGACTTCCTGTGTAAGCCGGTGGGATTCCACTGATACGGCTTCTGCTTTAACTGTACCAGCGTCCTTCTGGCACAATGAGAATAAGCTCTGAATTGCCTCGTGAGTTTCCACTGTGTACTGAGGTTGCTCTTGTGGGCTGCGGAACAATTTAAACATGGTAATCCTTTCTGGTACACTTAATGACAAACAAGTACGAGCATCTATTGCATGATGTAATCATAAGCTCGTACAGTCAGGAAAAGAAGAAATGAGAATACAAAACTTCATCTAGCTGCAGCTCTCCCTTAGCAGGAGGAGTACCAGCACATGGATACAACTCAGCAAACTCAGCTATAGGATCATGCTGCTCATACATACGAACAAACGTGCTCCTAATAAGCTTATACATCGCTTCTGCATCAGCAGCATGAGTACCATAGTCATCATGGATCATAGCCAATGAATCAATACCAGCAGCCTTGGCAGCAGCAGAAGTAATATGCAAGTGCGCAGCATCCATGCTATGAACAAAGTTCGGAGCTAAGCCAGAACTATGCATGCTAGTGGAAGGCTTATCACTCTCGGTGTGCACCATGAGCTTAATCCTACCGAACAGGTGCGTATTGATTCTGTGTTCTTCCACATCGTAGTAAGCCTGTGTGCTAACAAAGCCACTAGGCGTAGTCCACACAATCAACTCTCGCTCTTTGTCCTGCTTTAGGATGGCAGTTGCTGCGCTCTTGAGCCAGTCCATAGCTTCCCGTGCTTTAACCACAACGTCACCAATAGCAGGCCATGCGTAGTTCATG